TAGGGTTCACCATCATGTTTCTCAATGAGGGATTTGTGATGATGAGGCATGTCTCGCCTTGGGCGGCCGAACAGAGAGAAAATCTTATAAAAAAATATGGTGATGGGTGGCAAACCTTTCATGGTATAGTAGACTACGTTTGGGTGATTGTTGTAGCCTTAGGGTTTGCATTTTCACCTCACAGAGGTAGTCATTTATACGTTTTTCTCGCCTTCTGGGGTAGTGCATTTACCCTGATATACCTACCGATGTGGGTAGCTAAATCACCTAAATAGATACAGGACAGGAGTTATAATGAGCAAGTTTTTCAACGCCCCTGCAACCAGAGCCGCAATGGCCGAGATACAGGAGTTACAAGAAGATATTATGACAGGTATCGCTGTCAGAGGTATGAGAAATCCTACTACTGAAGAGGGACATCTGTATATTGCAAAAATGAGACAACTTCTCGAAAAGCAAAGAAATTTTATGTTTCGATTGCATTTAGAGACAGAAGATCCTGACGCCCTTGAAATGAAAAAACAAATCTTAGAATCTGCAAAGTTTCTAGGATTAAAAGATGGACAGAATATAAGTCAGTTTTTTGAAACTCTATCGGAAACGCTAGAGAAATTAGAAAATGATTTACCTTCTAATTGACACAGACATCATTATCTGTTATAATACAAACAATCCAACAATACAAAAATACGGAGAATACTAAATGTCATTTGCTGCATTAAAGAAACAATCTAAAGCAGGCTCTCTTACAGAGAGATTGATGAAAAAAGTTGAGAAACTCAACGAAAAAGGTGGAAGTAATACTGATGAAAGGTTGTGGAAACCAGCTGTAGATAAGGCTGGTAATGGATTCGCTATCATTCGATTCCTCCCTGCACACGCCAATGCTGAACTGCCATGGACTCAAGTATGGAGTCATGCCTTCCAAGGGCCAGGTGGTTGGTATATTGAAAACTCTTTAACCACACTTGGTAAAGATGATCCTGTAGGACAACTTAACCGCACCCTATGGAATAGTGGTAAAGAGTCTGATAAAGATATTGCTCGTAAACAGAAACGTAAACTTTCTTACTATGCCAATGTCTATGTTGTAAAAGATTCAACTAATCCTGAGAACGAAGGACAAGTCAAACTTTATAAGTTTGGCAAGAAGATCTTTGATAAGATCACTGCTTCAATGCAACCAGAGTTTGAAGATGAAGAACCAATCAATCCATTTGATTTCTGGAAAGGTGCAAACTTTAAGTTAAAGATCAAACAGGTTGCAGGGTTCTGGAACTATGATAGTTCTGAGTTTGGTAAGGTAGAAGCATTACTAGATGACGATACTGCACTAGAAGCAATCTATGATAAGATCTATGATCTAAGTGAGTTTACTGCTCCTGATCAGTTCAAGAGTTATGATGAACTTAAAGCACGTTTAGATTCAGTTCTTGGTGCTAAGAAAGTAGTCACACCTCAAATTGATACAGAAGACTTAGAAGATCTAAGTGAAGGAAAACGTCCATCACAAGCAGAACTAGATCAGATATCTAATCTCTCTGCTGCTGCAACGGAAACCACGGAAGATGAAGATGACGCACTGAGTTATTTTCAAAAACTCGCTGAAGAGTAAACATTAAGAAAGGGGTCTCACGACCCCTTTTTTTATTGCCCACTAAGTCTTGGGTTATATGCTCCTTTCAATCTACTACTGATATAATCACCAGACTTCTTATATTTCATTATCTGATTCATGTCAGATACTGCAACTTCTAAGAACTGAGGTTGTAATATTCTTATCCTCCTTTTGGCATCATTTTCATTCTCTTCAAATTCATAGTTACTAACGGAAAATACATTGGTATGTGATATTATGTTACCACTAGAATCTTTAACTGTACCAGCATTATCAACACTAGACAAGTTACCCATGACACTACCACTATAAGTAACTTCTTCTTGTCTATCAAAGTTTCTTTCTAGGTATCTACTATTAAAGTTAGAATCTACAACTAATCCCTCTGGTACAACCACTCTAGAATTATCATCTAATAATAATTCAGTAACATAATGATGAATCTCGGATAATTTTTCCTCAGTGCCATACTTATCGTAGATATATCTTTGAAAGTCATTAGAATTTAATGGCCATTGATCTTGAATTTTGGTAATATTATTTGTTGTTAAAATAACCCAATCAAATCTAGGATCGCCATATACTTTTTGAGATACTTGTTCTGGTCTATCATCACCAATAATCATATAATCTTCAAACGCTGTAAGAATATTTTCAAGATCATCACGAAGTTTTGGTCTTCTAAAAATATTCTTGACAGGGATAAACTCATCATTAGAAGACCTATCGGCAGTCCTAGAGACATAATTTATATCTGGAAAGTATGAAAAATAACCTTTTGACATTTTAGTAACCTACATCTGTTGAGTATGGACTGTTTTGTTTGATAATACTTATCGGCATCAAGTCTCCAAGTTTACCTTCCTCAGTGGATTCATCATATCCTCTAGTACCAGCAGCATCTGGACTATAATCTGTATCATACACAGGTTCTAGTTCTTGAAATCTAAGAGTCATCATTACTGATATAGGCATACCATTTTCATATGCCATCCATTGACCCTCTGGTGTATAGTTAAGATCTACATTAGTCAATGCACATGACTTAAATTTATTTACACCAAGAATATTTCTATTTCCACCAGTAACGAATCTTAGTCTGAATATATTTGGAGTTCCTAAGAAAAATGATGGGCCACCAGCTTTACCTACGTTTGATAACTCTCCATTGTCTATCTTTCTAATTTTTTTAGGAGCAGACCATTGTTTAAATGCACGAATGATCATCCTTACGTTTGCTGCCTCTAATCTATTTCTTGGACTCATTAACCATTGATATTCAAAACTCCTCAGAGACACACCAGCAAACAATAATTCTGTATTTGAGTTTGCAACTACACCTACACTTCTAGAAAGAATTTGTTCTGAACTTACATCACCAAATCCAACATCACTTGCCAACTGAGCAATCTTGTTTGCAAATACCATTCCTCTGGTAGATTCCTGAGTTAACATTTCTGTCTGCATGGACATTTTTGACATAGTTGCTCCATAACCACCAAAGTCACCAAAGAAACTTAATAAAGCATTTTTACTTTTATTTTGAACTGCACCCATCTGACCAGCATCCATAGTATCTTCACCCCAGTTTCTTGGGTTTCCATCTGTCATATTATTTGGCATTGGTAGTTTGATACCAGCACCTAGTTTTCTCTTATATGGTGTTGTTCTCTCTGAACCGAAGGCAAAGGCACTTGATCTATTTTTTCTTAACAATCCATCTCCAGTCTTACCATCAAGTGCGGCTGCATAAGGTGCTCGGTATGAGTAACATTGTATAAACATATGATCCATACTATTGGACATATCCATAGGATACTTTACTATCTTTTTGAATAATGTATCTGCTTCCTCTGCACCATCATATGCTTTTTGTATTGCACCCATCGCTCTCTGGCCTTGTCCAGTGGCAGTACCGCCTGCAGCTATGCCTGGGTTATTACCTTGATTAGTTTTACTCTTATTATAATTTCTCAACTTATTTTTATACATCTGCCTTTCTCTACCATTATTAGCATTCTTTATCTTATTCTCTAGTAGTAATTGTTGAGCATCTTGATCAGATGGTATTCCATTAGAATATCCAGTTTGAGTAGTCCATTTTGGTTTTGCTAAGCCAGGAGCAGTAGCACTGATATGATCTTTTGTAGATGTTTGTATCGCTTGATGAATTCTTAGTTGATCATCTTTAGAAAATGATGATGCTGTTCCTTCTGTTAGTTTGGATTGATCCCACACTCCATCTTTGTATATTGGTTCTACGTTCTGTAATAACTGACCATTAGCATCAACCGCACGAACAGTTGTTCCACCAGTGTCTGAGTAAAATACTTTATAATTTCTGACATTACCTTCCGAATCCTGTTGAGATATTTCAACATTTGGATTTATTTCGTCACCAAATTCTGAATTTGCGATAGGTGTTGCGGTCATTTCTTCCTTCTTTTCTGGTTGCGATAATTAAATGCCTTGTACTTAGGAAACCTCACACCGTTCTTATCTATGAATTGTTCGGTGGGAAGTAAGGAGATAGCGGCCCAGTCTTCTTCTTTGGGAACTTTAAATATAGTTCTCATGTTAGACCACAGGTATTTGTGGATACTATTCTTAGGTACAGGAGACTCTCCTTTGGTATTTAGTAAGCTCGAGGCAATTACATCTCGATAATCTGGATTTATGTAATGTAGGTTACATCCAAGAAATCCTTCCTCATAGAATCCCATCACTACGGCTAAGGGTTGAACGTCCCAAAACTCATAATTTTGTGCATTTTGTGGATTATATCCAAAGAATACTAGATCACCCATTCTTACACCCTGAGTGTCAATCGCACTGGCATCTCTTTTTTGAACTGCTGACAATGCTTGTTCTAGTTGACCCACATACCATGCATCAGGTTGCAGTTCGCCTTGGGTGGCTTCTTTAATATCGTCTGCGATCATGTGAAATACCTAAATCGTCTTCTGTCATAATTTTAAATTCATACTTTCTATCAGCACAATAGTTCTGTGCTGCCTTCCACTTTGCTTGGTTTACTACCCATGTTTTAACTTCATAATACCATGATTGAGATTTTCTTTTAGGATTTCTTACAGGTTCCTTACATTGTCTCTTTGGTTTTACTTCAATAACCATAGATCTTTTAGCACCTGTTTTATCCTTATACTTAATAAAAAAATCTGGAAAGTATCTATGAGTCCTATTATCCAATGGATTCTTATATGGTATCCAGAACTCCTCAGATTGCCATTGGTCTACACTCTCAGTTAAATCACAGTATTCCATGAATTTCTTCTCCCATAAAGATCTATAAACGATCTGAGTAGGGTCACCTTTATATTTTTTGGGTCTCTTTGGTTTAAATTTTCCCTGATAAGCCATATACATAGTATGGTAAGTCATAAATTTATTTAGATGGCCAGACAACAGAACAGTTATTTTAGCGATAATAAATTAGTAAAAACTTTAGATGATTTTAGATCAGCATTAGGAGCTCCTGCCTTATCTAACTTTTTTAAAGTTCAGATGGACTTGGCACAGGATGGTGCGGAACCTGTTGATTCCTTTCCAGTTACTTTAGATTCGGCATCAAATAGTGTGTATCAAAAAGAAAAGGTTGCTAATGACCTTAGTAAGTGGTTTACATCTTGTGGGTTATTAGACAATGGACAAAAAGAAGTATATGAATTACTATGTAACGAAGCAATGTTGCCTGGGGTATCAATGTCTGTTGTACAGGAGATTGGTAGTAGACAGGGTGTAAGAGAGAGATTTGCTACACAAAGACAATATACTGATATATCATTAACTTTCTTTGTATCTCAGGATTACAAAACTTTAAAACTCTTTCAAGAATGGATTAACTTTATGAATCCTTTGTATGTCACACAGGAGGGAGTCAAACATAATCAAGGATATCCTGGCGGTTATCCAAATAATGATGAAAGATTTGCTTTTCATAGATTTAGATATCCTCATGATTACAAGAGAGACCTTTCAATCACCAAGTTTGAAAGAAATCTAGGTTCTGATGGAAACCCCGAAGAATTTAAACCTGATGCTATCAGTTATAACTTTGTAAATGCTTTTCCTATATCCATACAGGACATACCACTTAACTATTCAACAGGTAATATTATACAGGTTACAGTTGAGTTTGCGTATGATAGATATTACATTGTCAATAATCAGGGAATTGCTGCACCAGCGGTGCCACAGAAGGGTGCTACACAGTTAGTTACCGCTAATCAAACATCAGAAACCACTGTAGATAAAGCTCCAAATTAACCCGATAAATAATAACGAATAATTAATTATTATGCCTTTACCTAAAATTACGACGGCTGAGTATGACTTGAAATTACCTTCAAATGGAAAAACTATAAGGTATAGACCATTTTTGGTAAGAGAAGAAAAAATTCTCATACTTGCCCTTGAGTCGGAAGACCAAAAACAAATAACCAGTGCTGTTAAACAAGTTCTAAAAGAATGTGTTATAACAAAGGGAATTAAGATTGATCAATTACCTAGTTTTGATATTGAATATCTTTTCTTAAATATTCGTGGAAAATCTGTCGGTGAATCAATTGAACTTTTAGTAACATGTGGCGATGATGGTAAGACAGAAGTTCCTATCACAGTCCTTATTGATAATATTGAAGTGTCATCATCTGATGAACATGTTACAGATATTGAATTGGCAGATGGTTATTCTGTGAAGATGAAGTATCCATCTCTCAGTCAGTTTATAGAAACTAACTTTAATCAGGGTGATGAAGATGCTGTAGAAAAATCATTTGAGATGATAGCTACATGTATTGATATGGTTTACAATGATAAGGACATGTTTGCAGCATCTGAATGTACTAAAAAAGAATTGAAAGATTGGGTTGAATCTTTGACATCAGCACAGTTTCAGAAGATTGAAAAATTCTTTGAGACTATGCCTAAGTTGACACATACATTAGAAGTGACAAACCCAAACACTAAAAAGAAAAACACTATAGTATTAGAGGGGCTAACGGATTTTTTCGCCTAAGTATGTCTCATATAGATCTTGAGACATACTTCCGCATCAATTTCGCCCTCATGCAGTTCCATAAATATTCCCTATGGGAGTTAGAGAACATGCCGCCTTGGGAACGAGACATCTATGTTGGATTACTCAGACTTCATATTGAAGAAGAACAACTAAAACAAAGACAAAGGGAAGCACAGGCACGAAATGGGTAAACTCTCATCTACAATCGGAGCATTAGGTAAGGCCGCCAAAGGTGTGTCTAAGTCTAGAGTTGTTAGAAAAGGTGCAATCTTAGGTAAGAAAGCAGTCCGTGGTGCCAAGAAGGGAATAGACAAAGCTCAGGTAAAGGGTTCAAAGTTTCTTCAAAAGTCTGTTGCTAGAATAAAACCAATCAGGGAAGATCTGAAGCAAGGTGGAATCAGGAAGATTAATAAACTTGTAGAGACAAGAGTACAGAACTTAATTCCAAAGTTATCAAATAAAGTAGAGGAAAAGGTAGATTCATTTGATCCTAATAAGTTTTTGGGTAAGATATTTGATGGTGGATTAAATTCATTAAAATCATTTGGATCAAGTCTTGATGGTATGAAGGGTCGATTTGATTCGACTGTAGAGTTTCTTGGTAAAGCAAATGAGTTAGCAAGTAAATTTGTGAAGAAACTTGCAACAGCTAAACCTAAGAAAGGTGGAGGAGGAGGTATATTTGGTAAGTTAATTAAAGGAGTTGCTATTGCTGGTGCAGCTGCCCTTGGAACTGCTGTTGTAGCAAAAGTTGCAGTGACTGGTGGTGCGGTAAAGGGTGCCAAAAGTTTACTCAAAAGAGGTATTGACTTCGTAAGAAGTAGAAAGAAGAAAAAATTAGAGAAAAAACAAGAAGAGGCAAAGGTAAAGAAAGATAAGGGTAATGCTAATATATTCAAAAGTATATTAGATAAGTTTTCTAATGTTTTGAACTTTGATGGAACCCCAAAGGCTGTAAAGAGGTTCATGTCAGAGGGAAAAGATAACTATAGAGATAAAATTAATCTAGATGAATCCTCAAAGGATTATAGATTTAGAAGATTTACAAATACAGATGGCGACAAGAAAGTACATGATTTAAAAGTTTCATATAAAGATGGACAGATACAAGAACATGGCGATGATGAGGTCACTAGAAGAATTGTCAAGATCAAAAATGAGCTCATGGATCTAGAAGAAGATCATACTGATAACCTAACGATGGGTAAACGAGATGATGAGGATAAGGCAGCTGCCAAAGAAATAATGAAGAAAATAGTCGCATTAGAAAAAGAACTTAATGAACTTATACCTCTAGCAAAGGGCACAACAACTGTTGAAGGTACTAGAAAGAATATTGGTAAAGTTATGAAGGATCCAGCATTTGATCCTTATGAAAAGGGAGAGGATGGTAAAGATGGCAAATCAAAGCCTGGACAAATATTCAATAATATAAAGAATACCTTTGGTGGTGTGAAAGAGAAAGCTGGTAACTTCCTCAAAGGTGTTGGTAAGGCTTTAAAACCTAAACCATCAGGAGAAAAAAATAACAGGAAAAATTCTAGAATCAAGTCAGGTGAGACTATTACTAAAGATCCTATTAGTTTTGCAGATGATGCTGTACAACAAGCAGAATCAACAGTTACTCCAAATGAAAGGAAGAAACAGGCTGCAACTGATATGGCCAATGAAGTGGCAAAATCACCCAAAAGTCTTTCAACTCCATCAGGTGCTCAAAGTGGCCCTGCTGGAAACTCTGTAATACCTCTTCCATTAGCTGTACCTAAAGTTAATAACCCAGCTGATAAGATGCAAAGAGCTAATATTAGACCAGCAAATAAAGTTCCATCTTTACTCTCAGTTGACGCTAAGAATATGCATATTATACATGCAAAGTCTGTATATAACATAGTGGATGCCTTATGAAGACTTCTGTATCTACCTTAAAAGTTAATCAGAAAGCACAAAAAGCTGTTGATACTGCTGAGAGTAGTATCAAGAAGTTTTCTCGTTTCTTAACGGGCAAAAAAACTAAATTAGGCAAAGATATTCCAGGCAAATCTCAATTTACAAAAGCCGAAAACTTTATAAACAAATTTAAGGGTGATAAGAAAGGCGGCGGTGGCGGTGGTAAAATGATTATGACTGCGGTAGGTGCCATGATGATGCTTCCCTTGTTACTTTCTAAGGGAAACAAAACAAAGGCAGAGGAATTGCCTACTGATGATCAGTTTGCTGGAGATGAGAAAGCTCAAGAACAACAGATAAAGGAAGAGGACAAGACAAAGACAGATGCTCTTAAAAAAGTAGAGGAGACTGTGAAAACAGGTAAAGAGTTAAGTAAAACAGATCTAAAACAACTTAAGGAAGTTAAAACTGAAGAAAAGAAAGAAGAAGAAAAGAAAGATGATGAGGTCAGAGAAAAAGAGAAGGAGGAAAAACCAGAGGAACCTGTAGAGGAAGAAAAGAAGAAGGATGAGGTGACAGGTGATATAAATGAAGAACAACTCACCAGATTTTCTTCATTGGTTGATGGACTAAAATCTAGATTCACAGAAATGGTTTCTAATCCAGCACAACAAGAGAATGTAGAAGGTGCAATGAATGTAAAATCACAACCAACAGTAGAACAAGAGACTGGTTCTATGGAAGTAAAGGGTGAACTTACTCCAGAAATGGCAGCTGGTGGTTGGATCGAAGGGCCCCAATCAGGATACCCAGTATCATTAGACGGTAAAGGTGTTGATTTTATAGGACATGGTAAAGAATATGTAAGTAAAGGCCCTGCTGGTAGTGCATTTATTGTTCCATTTGATACCCCTGCTACAAGAAAAGATCCCAGTTTAACTGGTAGGAGAATGAAAGAGGCTAAGTCTATGGGATTCTCTGCTGGTGGTAAGTTCAATCCTAAAAGATTTTTTGGATTACCTCTGATGGCTGAGGGTGGAAAGACAGATGGACGTAAAGTAATCCCATTTACAGGCAAAGTAGGATATAGAGCTGGTGAAATAAATCCACCATCATTGATAGTCACTAGAACTAACTTCACGAGTAAGTCAAAAGAAACTCACAATAAAAAATTAAAACAGAAGGTGGGTAAGGAAATTGATATTATGAAAGAAAAAACAAGATTTGGAGAAGATGGTTACTATGGTTTCGATACTAAAGTTACAACGAAAGTATTGAAAAAATTTGAAGGTGGTACATTTGAAGAGACAGAGGTTTATGAATCATCCATTGCTAACGTTGCAATAGATGACTTGAAAGAACATCAACAACAACTAATGAAAGAGATAAGAGCAGTGAAGGGATTTGAAAAAAAGACTTTTATTGATGTCATAAATGGTACAGTGAATATGCCATTGAAAAAATACATAGACATTCTTAATACAAGTGACGCCGCAAGAGCGACATTTGAAAAGAAAGATAAAGCTTCAAAGTTGGATAGAAAGGAACATGGTTATAACTGGGTAGTTGAAGGATTCTCAAGTGGTGGATTGATTGTTCCATACAATTTTGCAAAGGGTGGTTTTTATGATAACATGAATCATTATCCAGAGTATGATAGTGGTGGAGCATATGGTGGTGCAGAGAGTGGAGGTAATACTTACCTGATGGGACAACAACCACCTTCTATGCCTTCTCAACCCAGTGGAGGTGGAGGTTCTGATACTTCAATGATTCCGATAGGTAATACTGATTCGGAAGTATTTTCAACATTCCTCTTTAACGAACTAGGAGCTTCATAATGTCAAGTCTTAATAAAATTATTATCAAGAAAGCAAACCTTACTGTAGATGAGGATATTCAGTTTGCAGGCGATAAAAGAGATCCAAGTTCTGAACAACTTAGTGCTGAAAGTATTTCTGCTAATATTATCACGGTGGATTATTTTGAAGATTTATTATCACCAGCAATAACTTGTTATATCTCAGTATCAAACACCACCAACTTACTTAGTAGACTACCAATAAGGGGTTATGAAAGATTAGATCTTACTATTGGAACTGATTTTGGTGACTTTATATTTTCTGATAGAGAAGGTAAGTTTAATAATCCTTTGTATGTAACTGGCATCTCTGATGTTTCTAGAAGTGAAGGTCAAGAGACATTTACACTTACATTGACTTCTTTGGAGAATCTAATGAACGAAACCACTAGATGTCAGAAAAAGTATCCAAGGGCCAACATAAGCAATCATATTAAAGATATTCTTACAGATCCAAAGATATTCAATATCAAAAAAGAAGAACTCGAAGAAAGATCTGAGATTGAAGATAGTATCACTCCTTATGAATTTATTGGTAATAACAGGAAACCATTTTACATTCTAACTTGGTTATGCCCAAAAGCACAACCATTACAAACAGGTAGTGTGGGTGGCACATCTGGATTTTTCTTCTATGAAACTTATGATGGATTCAAGTTTAAATCAGTTGACGGTTTAATATCACAGACAGGAGACTTAGAGGAGAAGAAAGTACAAACGCAACAGAGTCCAACTAGGGTGGCAGAGACATATACCTTCTCTACTTTCATAGAAGCAGACGAGAAACCAGAGAATAACTTTAGAATAATTCATCATTATACGGATAAGACTACCAATCTCCAGAAAAATTTAAGGGTTGGATTATATTCTAACTTGACTTATTTCTATAATCCGTTAGACTGGAGTACGAAAGCTATTCCTCATAAACTAAAGGATGAATTGAGTAAGGATGGTGTAAAGGTATCGGGTAAGGATGTTCCAATCCCAGCAGGGGATGTTAGTGAAGCAGCTTCACGAGTCTTAGTTAGAGTGGGTGATAAGGGTATGTTAGCTCCGACACTAGAAACTAACCAAGATGATAATGTAGAGGGGTCTGGTAGATCAGATTCTGACATGGCAAAAGCGTTCTCTCGATATACATTGCTCTTCCAACAGTCCCTAAATATAACAGTACCATGTAACATAAACCTACGGGCTGGAGATATTATTAAAGTTCAGGTTCCTGAATCAGGGCCAAATGATAATGAGAATAAAAACCTCGATCAAGAACTCAGTGGATATTATTTGATTCGTAGTTTGAGACACCACTTTGAAATATCAGAGGGGAGCAACACAACACATTTGAATCTTATTAGAGATTCTTATGGATTAACATAAGGAGAACCTATGGAAAGTATAGAAAAACACATCGAAAAAGACAAGAAGATTGCAGAAGATCCTCTAGCAAGCCCTGCAGCACGCAGACATGCTAAAGAAGAATTGCATGAACTAGAAGAGTATGCAGAACATCATAAAGAAGAAATCGAAGCAGGCGATCACCATGATCCTAATGCTTTAGAAATATTCTGTGATTTGCACCCAGACGAACCAGAATGCTTGGTTTATGACGACTAATGCTAGACAGTGCCCTACTAAAGACCAACTTTGTTGGCCGAGATGGATTCATATGGTGGATTGGACGAGTTGCTGAACCAAGTGTTTGGCGTAACCAAGCCACTGATACGGATGCTGGATGGGCGTTTAGATGCAAAGTTAGAATAATAGGATATCATCCATTTGATGATACTACTTTACCTGATGATGATTTACCTTGGGCTCATGTTCTAGTAGATGCAACATCTGGTTCTGGCCAAGCAAATATGGGTAACAGTTCCAGAATGGTAGGAGGAGAAACTGTATTTGGTTTTTTCTTAGATGGGGAAGAAGGACAACAACCAGTTATATTTGGTGCCCTAGCAAGAAACGTCAACTCACTAGGCCCTAAAAACACTGGACAGTATAATGATGATGTAGAAAGGGAGAATGTATTTGCTGTTCTTTCTGGTAGAGAGGCAGGGGTAGAAGGCCCTACAAGTTTACCACTAGAAGAAGATAAAGCAGGCGGTGCAACACCGTCAGAAAATGCAAATATAAGAGTTGGTGAATTTAAAGAAAAGGAAACTCCATCTGGTAAAAAAGTCAATGCATTGGCAACAGAAGGTGTAAGTAAAGCACAAAAAGTTGAGGGTGCTTTCTCTAATCGTGGAGCAACTGAGGTTGTTACTATGACTAATGGTTGTGATAATGATGCTCTTAGTGACGTTACACATACTGTTGGAAGTTTTTTAAAGACAGTCAACTCACTTACTGAATATGCTGGTCAATATGTAGATACATCTAGGAACATTCTATTTGATATAGACAAAGAGATAGACAGAGCGAGTAAGTTGGCAAATGGTGCAATGAAAAAAATTGTCACTGTTCTCAGAGACAAGATAACTGCATTTTTATCAAAAAGATATAGAGACTTTATAGGATTATATGTAACTGAAGCAGAGAAAACTCCTATAATTGCAGCATTTAAAAGAATAACAGATGTTATATTTTGTGTATTCAACAAGTTAGGAACTGATCTGTTAGGTGAAATAAAAGATTTGTTCAAAGATATGGTGGGGAATGCTTTGAACGGAACTGCTTGTGCTATTGAACAGGCAATCGGTGTTCTTATGGCTGCAATCAATGATGGTATCAAAAAAGGATTGGAACCAATTACACAAGGATTAGACTGGTTGACAGGATCAGTTGGTGATATTGGAAGTTTGTTAGATAAGGTTGGCAGTTACACAGATGCAGTAATGTCTTTCTTAGAATGTGATTCACTACAGTGTAAGGAATATAAAGATTGGTCACAATCTGGGGGAATGAGAAAGAAACCAGATATCGGTTTCAAATCAGTAATAGACAACTCTAAGTTACTCTCTGCTTTAGAAGTTGCAGATCAAACTTTAGGATCTACCAACATTAATTTATTAACATCACCAAATAAATTCAAGTTCTTAAGTTTACTAGGTGGTGGAGTTCCTGATTTATTTGATTGTAATGATACAACAAATAATCCAAAAACTCAAGATGACTTATCAGACAGTGTGCCGCCAGGTTTTGTATGGCCAGATTGTATTCCTCCAAAGGTAGAAGTATATGGAAACGGAACCAAGACTGCTGCAATGATACCCATAGTTTCATCTACTGATGGAAGTATATTAACACTACAGATAATAGAGAAAGGATTTGGATACACTGTACCTCCAATCGTTAGTATTATTGACAAGACACACAATGGCGGTGGTGCAAAGGCACAGACTGTCATAGATTCTGATGGTTCAGTTGTTGATGTGTATATGATAACGCCTGGAGAGGGATATTGCCCATCAACTAACGTAGTTCCACCCAAGTATCCTGTTACAGAAGGCCCTGGCATAGGTATCACAGCTGGTACTGGTAGTGATGGAACTAACTTAGATACTATAGATCCATTCATAACATTTACAACTCCCTCTGATGATGCAGTTGGAGTTCAAACTGCCGCTTCTCTTTCTATTACCTTCAACGAGGCAATAGTTAGGGGAACTGGTAATCTTAGTATCACAGAGTCAACCAGTAACGTAGTACATGAAACCATACCAATAGGTGATAAAAGAATATCATTCTTATCTGATAGAATTATTAAAGTAGATCCATCAAAAGATTTGAAACCTAACACCGAATATCATGTACAAATGTCAATAGGATCTTTCTTAGATCTAAATGATAATGAATTTGCTGGAATTGCCAAGACAGATACTTATAACTTCACAACTAGAGGAGTTTCTGGTATTGGTAGTGAGGCAGTTGGCATAGTAACCACTCTAATTCCACAGAAGCCTGGAATTGGATACACCTCTGGTGATAGTGGCCAAGTTGGACAGTGTACTTTTGATCTCTTATTAACCCCTGCTGGATCTGTTGTTGGAGTTCAAAATATGAACTGTAAAGATAAACATAAGAAGATTCCGCCAGTCACAATAAATACAAAAACAGGAGTAGGGGCAAGACTACTTCCAGTTGTTTCATATAGTCCAGACTTTGTTGCTGATATAGGAGAAGAACCAGGCCCTGGCATGCTTGTAGTAAATGTGGTAGACTGTGTGTATAGTTTACCTAAGACACAAGTTGGTTGGGTAAATGGAAATCCATACTATGGCCCATTCCACATACATCCAGTAACAAACAGAAAAATGGTTGGTGCAGTACATGTATCCACACCACATGATACAATATACAATACAAGAGAAGAAAGTCTAGGTCAATCTGCCCCAGTAACTTATACTGATTCTACAACGACTACACCATCAACCCCTCAGACAGATGTTTCCAGCACCACAGTACAGTCTACTACAAGTGATACAACTTCAACTCCGCAAGTCGAACCTCAGCAAACAACTCAACAACCTTATACTCCTCCTACTAATAACAACACTAATACTGGT